TGTCAAACCTCATGTAGATCTTCTATCCGGGGTAGATGCTCGGGCACTTCAATACCGATTGAACGTAGGTATTCAGTATTCTTGTTTTTTAGTTCTTCCAAGCTCATTTCTCAGAGATCCCTAACGCCAGCTAGCACAGGCAAAAATTGCGGAGCAGTTTTTTGTCCTGTGGCTGAATTTGTTAGCCTTTGCTCCATGTCTTTCGCGGCTTACCGCCAGCACCTCTTGAAAAAGCTACCGCATTTCACTTTGCCGCAAACCGTATTTAAGCCACCAAGAAACAACAACCCGAGCACGAATTCAAATGTGTGATTGGAATTTCAGACACGTCGCTCAAACAAAGGCTGTTAGCAGAATTCGATACAAACCTGCGGCTATGAAAAGAGAGATTTTGCAGCTAAACCTCAGGACTCAGAATTCTAAAATTGATGGGGGATAACGCCCGCTTAAGTGGTGAGCAACGCAACCACCGCACTCAATTTGGGCACCGTAAACACTGAAGTAGACCCGAGCCAAAAATGCCAAGCGGTGGGGAATCACTCTTAAATTGTTTGTTATACCGCTACTCGCAACGCACCCAGTACCTTGCCAGAGGGTTAGGAAAGACTTTTCCTTGAACGATGTTTTCGAGTTGACCACCATTCGCTTCAATGACTTTACGCGAGGCGTAATTGTCTTCGTCCGCCGTAATTAAAGCTTTCTCAATGCCTAGCCTTTGAGCTTCAGGTAAGGCTAATTTAAGCATTTGCTTACCATAACCCCGACCTCGAAATGATGGTGCGATATCATATCCGATATGGCCTGCTTCCAGCGATAAAAACTCATTACTAATATTATGGCGAACTCTAATGACGCCTAGAATGGTTTTCTGCCAGTCGACAAGCCAAAAATGACTGCAAGGAACATAGCCTTCTCGTAAGTTCACACCTTCTGCTTCATCGTTCAAACGCTGGACATATGAGGAAAAATCAGCAATAGATTCACTGTAATATTCTGAATTTTCAGGATCATTGTCAGCGAAATCTTTATACATCGCTAGAAAAGCGGACTCGAGTTCTGACGACGGTGGAACTAATTCCATGGTATTTTTCTACTTGCGGTGTAACGCCTGCCAGCACAGGCAAAAAATGGCGGAGCGGTTTTTTGTCCTGTGACTGCACTTGTTAGCCCTTGCTCCATGTCTTTCGCGGCTTGCCGCCAGCACCTTTTGAAAAAGCGACCGCATTTAGCTTCACCGCAAACCGTGTTTAGGCAACCAAGAGACAACAACCCGAACCTGAATTCAAATAAGTGATTGAAATTTCAGACACGTCACTCAAACAAAGGTTGTTCACTGATTTCGATTCAAAACTGCGGCCATGAAAAGAGGGATTTGATGACTATACCTCGGGACTCAAAACGCTAAAATTGATGGGGGATAACGCCGCGTTAAGTCGTGAGCAATGCGACCACGAAACCTAACCATGCTACCGTAAACATAAATCCCAACGATGGAATGAAAAATGCCAAGCGTTGAGAATCACTCTTCAATGCGTTGTTATGCTCGTGCTGACTGGTAACCAAACCGAGCTAAGTAATGCCATACTTTTTTCACTTCTTGCTCATCGTAACCCTGCCTTGTAACCGCTAAACCCAGTACCTTTGCGTTTATGTTTCCGTTTAGCGCTAACTCTTCAGCAAGTTCAATGTACTTCTGACCTCGATAGTCAGGATAACGACTCATTTCTTCAAGACTAAGCGCATAACCGTTATGCCATTTAACCGGGACACCTAAGTTCACAGCTTGTTGCTCAATAGGGCTGGCACGAAAAATTGGGTCAAGAACAAGACATTCGATATCGTCCTTTACTGAGACTTCACCGTGTATATGGGCTTCGATATAGTCATCCAGCAAGTCTGAGTTTGAAGCAAGTGCTTTATCGATTAAAGGACTAACTCGATTGAAAACAGCAAAGTCTTCAGGTTCAAAATAGCTATCGGGATAACAAAACGTGGTTCGTTCAGAAATACTGGGTTTGAGTTGGAAGTATGACGAGCCAAAGCGAGGGGATGCTCCTGTTTCATAATTTCTGAAATTTAAAGCACCATATTTAGGTCGAAGATTATTTGAAGCATCATCGTATGCCCCATCAAAGACACTTTGCTCCCAAAGCCAGCGTTCACCACCAACATAAGCAGTCAAACCGCCATTACTGGTACCCGTTTCAAATTGGGATTTAAGATAACCGTCCTCGGCGATTGCTTGGAGTATTGGCTTATTCTCAGCAGTAAAGCGATCAGGATGGAAGTTAATTGTAATTACACTCGTTACCAAGGAATCAAGACCTTGAGACTTGAGTCTGACATTTTCGATTGCTTGCTCTACTACATTTTTAGCCATGAAATCTCCTATTTTCATTAAGGCGTAAATTCCCCTTATTTTTCCTCATCATTTTGAACGAGAAAAAAGGGGGCTACTAACTACGACCTGCCTAATTGTCATAGAGCAGACTCTATCTGATTGATAATGTGATTTAAAAGTCTGCTGGTCTGTGTCTAAAAGGCTGATTCATAAATTATTTGGGGCGTTTTCTACTTCAACAATAATGGAGCATTCGAGACACAAGCGGTAAGTAACTCCTGAATGAGTTTGTCATCGCTGAGAGCCCTTGAAACTACCACTCCACCAATCATTAAGGCCGCCAGAGACATCGCACTTTGTCGATCTGTTATTTCCCCATCCGTTTCTTTTTGCAACATCTCTAATAATTTCTCAAACACTTCACTGTATGCGTCTTTGATATCGGGACTTTGACTGAATGTATCCGTTGAAAAGGCAGCTAACGGGCAAGGTGAAACCTCATGCTTTACGTGCTCTTCGCTGAGATAGCTACTCAATATCTTGTTTAAAAACAGGTTATCTTCATCTGCGTATTCTGCCAGAGGAGCAGTATCTGTCGCTGCTAGAACGGCTTCTCTGTACAGTTCACTCTTTGACTTGAAATGGCTATAGAATGCGCCACGCGTTAATTCGGCATTTTTCAGTACATCCTCTAAAGAAACACTGTGAAAGCCTTTTTGCGCAAATAGTTCGATTGCACTTTTTAGTATCTTTTCCCGTGTTTCTCTTTTTCTCGTTTTAGGCCAAGGCATATATATTTCAAAATATTATGTTGAACATATTGTGGTGGACAGTAATCTTCGATTGGCATCTATAGAAGCTTTGTAAAAGAGAATTGCAGCTCAACACTCATCTTTATCTGAAATGACTCTTCGACATGAGGAAATGGTATGAACAAGAGAGCCGTCTATCTATCGGCGATGGAACGACGAGAGAAAATTGACTTTTCATTGCAGGGAATTTCTCAGTATGAGCTGTTACTTACTGCATACAGCAGTTGTGGTGACGGCTTCGAAAATGCCATAGGTTACTGTTTACAAATCCGAGAAGGAACGGGAGAAGAGGGCTCTGATAATCAGGTTTTTCTTCGTCACGCAGATGGCTCAATTCGAGTTCATCATCAACAAGCATTTTATCGAGTGGCTGATTCTGAGAAATATCAGATATTGTCTTTATTTAAAATTAAGCCTGATGATGAAAGGAAAGATATGGACTTGTGTTGCCCTAACGGAATTACACAGACTGGTTTTAGAGTCAAATTAGCTGGGAACTGTTATTCGTAGTCTCGCCAATAAAATAATATCTGCAAAGCCGTTGCCTGTGAGGCAGCCCCTGAGTGGGCTGTCTACTTTCGTTTTATAAACTCTCCTTCGCATAAATTCGATTGTGTGCGGCAGACTTTGTAGTGAGGCACGAAGTAAAAAACGATAAAGGGTTTTATCAGCATGTACCGATAGTTTTGCGCGCTAATGGTGAATGGCCTTGTTATGCCATTATTATCTTTTCCATTAAAACCGCATTATCACCATAGCTTGAGCATATATTTTCCCCTGAGATCATCTTGAAGCCCTGCAATGACCAAAAACTATCTGCGCCTTGGATGGCAACAAGCGTTATTCTCTTAACCCCCTTCAATTCTGCAACTTCTATGAGTTTTGCCATCATTGCTCGGCCTATACCTTGCCCCATTGAGTGTGGGCTAACTGCCATATCATGGAGATATAAGGAATCACTTTTTTCAGTATCTAACAGAGGCTCAAATAACTTTGGTGGCTCAGATCCATTCCATGGATGCGCCAATAAATAACCTAAAGTGTCACCCTGATCTGAAACGCAAACAAAGCAAGTTTCTGGTGATGTGGATTGTTTAGACCTGAGCACATCTAATTCTTCTGGCCCAACTTCATGGTAGGCTTCATCTTGAATTTCCAGGACTCCGCGCCAGTTATCCTCTTCGATTTCTCTAATTTTCATACGTTTACTATGAAGGTGTAACAGGTTAATAAACCCCAAAGTGTCCAATATAATTCCTACGATTTGTCCAACATCATTCACGAGAGAAATTTGCGATCGTCTGCGCGCCCCGAACCCTCTGGCGTGAAGAGAATTGTCCATAATCCTTCGCGGGGAAAACACCAAAATGGGAAATATGAATTTTATTGGACAAATTGGCCGACATGGATATTTATATAGTGTCATCTTATCGGCTAATTACCCCATCTCACACAACGAGTATCTAGAAATTATTCATCCAGATTGACGATCAATTTTGGATAAGATCTTCTTATGTAAAACCTCGGTATTAGACTCGCATAGTGCTTTTGCACTCACTCAATTTTGGGCGGTTTTGAGTTAAGGTGTACTATGAAAAATATCAGTGACTTATGTATTAAATCACCTCCATCATGACTCCAACATCTTGCTTGGCACACTACTTACTCATTGAAAATAAAAATGGTGTAACTCAGAAAAAACGTAAAGGGCTTGGATTCGAATAGAGGGTATAAGGGGGTCACATTTCACGACTCCCTTGGATGGGGTAGCAGATAATGACGCCAGATGAGCTGGCGCAAATTTGGACGATTCCAGCACCCTATTTGAGTTAGAAAAAGCCGTCCAACAAAAATAGCGCCCGACGCAGATTTTCAAGCGTGCCGGGCTCTAAATGTTAGCTAATCGGAGTTGGTTTATTATCTACATCACCTTGCTCAATCAATTTGAGGATATAGTGATGTCGCTTGTTGAATTTACACATAAAGGCAATAAGAAGCAGGCATGGAAAAATAGTGAATACTCGGGGTATCATGAAACTCATGACTAAAAAGAAAATTGCCAGTGCTTCAATCGAGATCAAAAACCAGTTATCTTTTGTACTCAGTAGTTCTGAGCCTTGTATAAATTGGTACTTGGCTTGCAGAAATATACCTTTGTGAATTTGGATTTCAAGTTCACCGGAGCTTATACTTTTCGTTTGGACTCGGATCGTATACCACTCTCCTGCAGCAAAGAAGACAGTTCGATGAGGAGAAACCAGACTAACCTTATAGCTATCGATATAGTCACCATTCAATTTAACTTTCATCTTCCCACTCATGCTTAGCTGCATCTCTACATGTTGGCCATCTATTTCGAAAATCCAGTTATGATTACCAACGATAAAGCTTGGTTTCATTTTAGAGATAATAACGGCACCTTTGACATAGTTAATATCATCCGGTGTATGAGCACTGTCTTTTAGCGTCGAAATAAAGAACCATGGTGCAATATTTTTACCTTCCAAATAGCCCGTCAGAGAATCTGTCAGATATTTTAAGTACTCATCATGGTTGGGTAGGTTGACGTTGAATTCAGTCGAAATATACGCCATCGGCGTGAGTTCGTCATTGATCAACGTCATTTCCAAGCTACCGTCGACTTCACGATTAAATGAAGGTTCTGCATCAATCGGAGGTAACCTGTTTTCGTCGAGAACCCACTGATAAATCAGGGCACTAAACTCCTCCAAATTGATCTGACTCGAAGACGGCGCTGGAATACCTATTGCCAACCCCATAGGTTCACTTACTGATGTTTTCGAGTGGGTATCTTCTTCTACTGAGTTTGGTGAAGGCGATGCGGCCCTCAACACAACATCCAACTCAAACACTGGCGGGTTTGCCAATACTTCTTCGCGGGTCGGCCCTTCACCTTTTATCAACCACTGGGGGGTATATTCAGTATCAAAACTGACGGTTTCTCCAGTACGCTGGAAATGCGTGGCTAAAAAACCCGTCGTAATGAGGTGAAAGAGTGCTGCCTCATTAAATAAACTCAGTGAGTCTTCGCCAGTAGGTCGGTTATTCTGTGCAGGAGCAATATAGGCATAGAACTCATAATTTGCATCGATTGCAGCAATGACAGCCTCATCGAGCGATGTTTTCTCATAACCCCACGAGATGACCACCAGACTGTACATCGGAAAGATCAGCCACTGGTAGTAGTCCTGCCAGTATTCGCAATTTGTTGCTTTGCCGATACTCTCATCATCAATGTACTGATTGACGTCTTTTAGCAACTGCAGATGGCGCTCTTGATCATCCTCACCAGAAAAATAAGCGTGAAAGAGACGGAAGAACGCTTGCTCGATGGGCAACAACTCCACGTTATCAGGATTATGTCGCTGAACAAGATCGGTATCTTTCACAGACAACAGAACAGAAAGTGCCTCTTTATCCCGTGCAATCATGGCGGCACTGATACTGTTCAGCCAATCCGTTAACGTACCGTAGTGGTCATCTTTCTGCTCACTTGAAACCGAAACACGTTGTCCAAAAAAGGTCAGCGAAATCTCCTGACCTTGCTTGCAGTGTATTTCCCAGTGATTTTTTCCTAACTGACTCATGTAGCTTAAGATCAGTGAACAATGCTCTCGTGGCAACTCCATCAAGAGAAAGTCCGCAAGGCTATTATAAAAACGATAGAACTGGCTTTGTGCCCTGCGTTGATAATGCTTAAGATTTTCTTCGACAGAAACGTCACTGTCTTCAAAATTCCATCTTAGGCTATTAATTTGTGAGACTGTCAGCTCATCACGGATAGGGCCCAAAAAATGGGCCTTTTTATGGTGTTCTTTAACCTGCATTTTTACTTACCAATACGTCTTCTTACTTTGTTCAAATGCTAACATTAGCCACCCAAGAGTAACTATTGACGAATACAATTTTTTCGTCTCTGAACTGCGGTCACATCATTCGATTAGATAGAAATCAGTTGGCTGCCCGTTAGCGATTTTCTAACGCATTTTTTAATGCGGTTTTAAGTTACGCCAGATAACCAGAATGCGAACGGCGAACTCAGATGACTTGGTGTCTATTTCTTTGGAAATGAAAGCAGCGAGGCAACGGAGTCTTCAACTTGCCTCGCGGGCTTACGTCAGCGTTGCAACACAACATCCAACTCAAACACTGGCGGGTTTGCCAATACGTCTTCACGGGTCGGCCCTTCACCTTTTATCAACCACTGGGGGGTATATTCAGTATCAAAACTGACGGTTTCTCCAGTACGCTGGAAATGCGTGGCTAAAAAGCCCGTCGTGATCAGGTGAAAGAGTGCTGCCTCATTAAATAAACTCAGTGAGTCTTCGCCAGTAGGTCGGTTATTCTGTGCAGGAGCAATATAGGCATAGAATTCATAATTTGCATCGATTGCAGCAATCACAGCCTCATCGAGCGATGTTTTCTCGTAACCCCACGAGATGACGACCAGACTGTACATCGGAAAGATCAGCCACTGGTAGTAGTCCTGCCAGTATTCGCAATTTGTGGCTTTGCCGATACTCTCATCATCAATGTATTGAGTGACGTCTTTTAGCAACTGCAGATGGCGCTCTTGATCATCTTCACCAGAAAAATAGGCGTGAAAGAGACGGAAGAACGCCTGCTCAATGGGCAACAGTCCCTTATTGCCGGGATTGTTTAGTTGAACAAGGTCAGTATCTTTCACGGACAACAGAACAGAAACTGCTTCTTTATCCCGTGCAATCATGGCGGCACTGATACTGTTCAACCAATCCGTTAACGTACCGTAGTGGTCATCTTTCTGTTCACTTGAAACCGAAACACGTTGTCCGAAAAAGGTTAACGAAATCTCCTGACCTTGCTTGCAGTGTATTTCCCAGTGATTTTTTCCTAACTGACTCATGTAGCTTAAGATCAGTGAACAATGCTCGCGTGGCAACTCCATCAAGAGAAAGTACACAAGACTATTATAAAAACGATAGAACTGGCTTTGTGCCCTGCGTTGATAATGCTTAAGATTTTCTTCGACAGAAACGTCACTGTCTTCAAAGTTCCAAACTAGGCTCTCAATTTCAGACTCAGTCATTTCTTCGCGGGTAGGGCCCATATAATGGGCTTTTTTGTGGTGTTCTTTAACCTGCATTTTTACTTACCAATACGTCTTCTTACTTTGTTCAAATGCTAACATCAGCCACCCAAGAGTAACTATTGACGAATACAATTTTTTCGTCTCTGAACTGCAGTCACATCATTCGATTAGATAGAAATCAGTTGGCTGCCCGTTAGCGATTTTCTAACTCATTTTTTAAGCGGTTTTGAGTTACGCCAGACAAGCTGGCGAGGGTTCGGACAGAGTAAATTTGGCAAGGTGAGCTCTGTGTTCGCCTGATGTATAACGACAAACATAGGCAATTTACGTCTTACTGAAGGTGTTTTTAGTTAACCTGAAAGCCATTGTCTCTTGTTATGTGAATGTTTTCTCATGACTAACGTGGTGCGTATTTACAGGTAAATAACCACAAGCTTCGTAAAATTGACTCGCTCTTAATGTATCGGTAAATAAGGTTACTTTCGTGAAATACTGAGTCGCATGTTCTTCAAGAAATTGGAGCAATTCGCGCCCAACACCCAAACGGCGACTGCACTTACTGACGTAGAATCGACGCAACCGTGCGCAGTTATCTTGACGATTAATACCGCCGATAGCGACCAACTTACCATCGACCCTAACAGTAACAAGGGTTTCACCGTGCTTATTGAACTTATTGACTCCGCTTGCAAAATCATTTTGAAGTCGGGCTAAAAAGTGAAAACCCTCTGATTGGCTTTCAGTCAGCAAAGCTTCAATATCGCTTGGTAATTGTTCTGCTTTCTCAATCTTCATAAATTCACATAACAGTATTAAACACCTGAACATAAATCAGGTTAAGTGTCGTACTTCGAACATGAAGCCAAGCGCCTTCAAGCTACATATGTTCCTACTTTCGGGGCGCAAACATCCATGAATAATCTTGTAGCACTTGGAAGCCAAGCCTGTTAGCCAGAGCTATCGATGCCGAGTTACTCTTGTGACAACTCCACCACGGGGCGCGACCTTCAGATAGGAGTTGATTGATATAGTGTTTACACACCAAACTCGCAAAGCCATTTCGGCGGCAGTTTTCCCGCGTCGCAACTGCAATTTCGACATTCTTGTCGGTTGTATATGATGACCAAGAGCAGGCTACGATTTCGCCATTTCTCAGCAAACACAAGCCACTACCACCGGCCTCAATAAAGTCATCGGGCGAGTTCCAGAAAAGTCTGAAATCTGGGTCTATTTCGCCTTCAATACGTTTTGCTAACGACAAATCAATTCGCTTTAGCTCTAGCCCTTCTTCTAAGGATTGCACAATAATCGGGGACAAAGGTGCGTACTTAAAGCTAAGTCGCTCTACCACTCCAAATCCATGTTTCTGAGACATGATACTCTGGAATTCAGCGTCGTCTGACATGAGAACGATGGCTCGGTGCTCTTTGAATAGTTCTGCGACCTTTTCCAGATAAGCACTCTCTGCATTTCCCCGAGAAATTAATACAGCCTCTACACCACGTCGAATAAAGAAAAATACTTCTGGTTGTTTTATATTGTCGACAAAAAAGATTGAATCTTCAGCGTATTTAACTGCTGCTTCAGTTAACGTTTTCTCAAAAGTCGCTTTATCAATTTTGTGTTCAAAATGCGATGCTTCCACTTTAAGCATTTTTTAACCTCGTTGAGTATTTACCTACGTACATGTACCAAGCTTTTCCGTTCCCCAATACGCAGGCTAATGATATCAGTACTGCGTATAACGCCTGCCAGCACCTTTTGAAAAAGCCACCGCATTTAGCATCGCCGCAAACCGTATTTGAGCCACCAAGAAACAACAACCTGAATGTGAATTCAAATATGTCATTGGAATTTCAGACTCGTCACTCAAACAAAGGTTGTTTAGTGATTTCGATACAAACCTGCGGCTATGAAGAAGGGAATTTGGCGACTAAACCGTGAGACTCAAGACTTTAAAATTGATAGGGGATAACGCCAAGTTAAGTGACAGACGTGAGCGAGTCTTCGACATATCCTGGTCGTACTTGTTTCTCTGTTTCATCTGGCGGCGATATTTTCCCATTGACGTGGAATTAACAAGGTGTTGAGCGCCAGTTTCTTTTTTATTTTATTTATACGTTGATTTACCTTTACTTATTTTAGTCTTTTTTGATTTTTCTTTACTTGATTTCACATTTCTGGGGTTATTTTCATATGACGATATACCTTGAGATTTCATTCCTCCAACTCTAGACATGTAGTCACTCCTGAGATTAAATAGAAAAAAAATATACTAATAATAAATTTTATAAAGATCAAAATAGTTTTTATTTACCAGCCTTTCCTCCTCATCTGATACATAATCTCCGTATTTGGCTTCACCACCTAAATCTTTTTCTTCATCACCTCTATCTTTGGCTTCATTACTTCAAACATAATGCATTCTTTAAATAATCTGGACGCACTACTCAAAGTAATATTTTATTTATCTATTGTATTCGCGAGAAATATGAATATTTGATAGCGTCTAAAGCGGGTTTTTAATAAAGGTAAATATAAATAGTGAATAAAAAATTCGTTATCATACTGAGCTTACTTTTAGTCTTTGGCATATTTTATCTAAATAAAAACAAGGGGGAGCCTCTCCAGTTAGCCAGCTGTGAAAAGTACGCTCTCTCCGATGTGGTGGAAACACCCATTTACTTTTATGTCGACGCCAGAATAGAGAATGTTGATATTGATAGTAAGGTTAAATATGCCAATGAAGTGCTCAGGAATTCCTGTATCCCGCTAAAAAGAGTGGTCTCAGGTACTGAGGTTATCGATGTCGCTACATTTAAGGGATTAAGCCCTGCGTTAACTGAATTTGTCCCGAATACCGGCCTGCTACACAGTGAGCTTTCAGATCGGGTAGGTAAAGAAAAGCTTAAGTCACACGGCGGTGACGGCCGTTACTACGGTTTGATACTTTCTTCCGACTACAAGGTGCTCCATAGGACCTGGGGTATTGCACACCTAAACTTCGGCAACAGTTTCTTTGTTATGTCTTCAGATGCATCTGATGGCACCCTTGAACATGAGCTTGGGCATTTATCCTGGGCGTTTCATCACAACACCACTGAAATGACACTTCAAAACATAATATTACCTCAACACCATGACCATTTACGTCCTTATGCAAGAGGCCATTACTGTAAAGGCGCGAATACTATTATGTCAGGAGCTGAACATGCCAGAGAGTCAATTCCCGTTTACTCTTCACCAGATATTTTTCGATTTGGTCAGGCGTGTGGCGTGAAAGAAAGTGCGGATAATGCGCGCCATATGAGGGAGTTTGCAGCATGGTTGAGTGAAAAACAAAAGACCGTCCCATCATCATAAGCATGCCGCGCTACGCTGTGTATGACTGAAGGCTTACCTGTGTATTTTTTATAATATTTTCCCGGTTAAAAAATACAATCAGCACAGTCTTTGTAAAATGAAAACGCATCGTCTCACGTGGCTTGGGGTATTTACCCTGAGCCACTTTTTTATATCCATACCCGGTCAAACAGACATGCTCTCCTTGGTCTTTACCAGCCAGCGTCGTAAGGAAAAAATCAATACATTCCTCAGACACAATGTGATCCGGTAATTTGAGGCCTTGAACGGGCGTGCTGAGGCGATGGCGGAAGGACGCTCAGTTTGCAGCAAATGTCGCGATGGGATGCGGCACGGTATGAAGAAGTAAAAATCGACGCAATTATACGTATTGCACAGATACATATTGTACAAATACTAATTGCACATAGATATATTGCATTTGGCGCCGTATAGCCATCCGCTTCGACAAGGTGTCCGTTTTCTTATCTGGCAAAACGGGATATAGATTATTGTCCAGTCACATCACCTTGGCGATTTCACCCTGAAATAAAAAGATAAAAACATTAATTATCAATTATTTAATAGTGAAATCGCCATGGCGAATACTTAGGATGCCAAGTGTTTTTTCAGTACGGCTTCAACCGCTGCATCCAGATCTTTAATCACTGATTTAGGCAGACGACTGAATTCAAAGCTGACCGTACGGTCTTTTTGCTTGCGGCGGGCATAAGTGTCTTTATCGTCAAAACGCCACAGTGGCTGGGTGGTCACCTTGGCTTTCTGCGGTTTAGCCATCAGCGCCGTGGCCTGCTGGCGGTAAGCGCGCATCAGAGACTCTTTATATGCATCGGCGGCTACATCGCGGGACAGGGTTTCCTGCTCCACCATCACAGCGGCGATCAGGTCAACCAGATCGCGCCCCGCTTCTGCAAACGACTCACTCAGAGCCAGCAGCAATTTGTAGTCGGGATAGCTCAGCTCTGACTGCACCGGAAACACCGACAGCATGTCTGCAGGAACAGAGGCGGCCTGAATTGCCCGGGTTACCTTGGCCGGAGACAGTTTCTCGCTGGCGGCAATGGCTTTCTGGCTCATGCCCTGTTGTTTCAGCAGCAACAGACGCTGGCCCACTTCACGCAGGTTGTGCTCGCGGGCAGTCTGAATATCGGCGGCCAGCTGACGCGCATCGCTCTGGCTCAGTGGCTGTTCGGTGACCAGAATGTCCAGCCCGGTTCCGCTGAAAAGGGCGGCGGCGCGGCGGCGGGAACCATCCAGGATCTCAACCCGGCCATCGTCGCCTTTGCGGCCAATCGCCGGAAAGAACTGCTGCAGCACCAGTGTCCGGCTGATATCCGCCACAGAATCCTCGGTCAGCGCCTGTTGGTCGCGGCCATTGGTCTGGCTGTCGACGAAGGTGTTGGCATCCAGTTTGTCGTGGTCAACCCGTGACAGGGTAAAGGTCGCTTTTTCCCCGGAGGCCAGCGTATAGGTATGGGTGCGAGCTGTCGCTGGCTCGTCCTTCAGCAGCTGGGTATCAAACTTGCGGCCAATGGGTGTGCGTTTTTTCATTGTTATTGTCCTTATTCAGACCGGATAAATTCGATACGGTCAAATACCGCTCGGGCAAAATCTTCGGTGGCCACCCGGGCGCTTTTCAGGGCGTCGGTACTGCCGGCATAGTTGACCGGGTTGGCCGAGATCACGGTATCAAACGATTCGCCGCAACGCTCGAAGGCGTCGAGGCGGGGCAGGGCGGCGTCAAGCATGTCGCCGCCAAAGATCTCTTTGGCAAAACTGTGGCAGAGTTTGTGGTCTGCCTTGTTGGCAAGTTTCGACATAAAGCCGATGTTCGCCACCAGTGACAGCGGGCAGCCGCTGTCTTCGATGATGCTCATCAGCTCCGGCAGGCGTGACAGGTACTTGAGGGTACTGTGAAAATCTACCTGCGCGGGCGGCACCGGAGTCATCAGCAGGTCCGCCGAGGCCAGCGCATTGGTCAGGAAAGCATCGAGATGGGGGCCGCTGTCAACAAAGATAAAGTCATAGTCGCCGCGCACTTTTTCAATCAGGTTGTCACGCAGCACGGCGTGTACGTTCTGGCCCGGCAGGTGCTCGGCACACAGCTCGTGCCAGGTGGAGGCAATAAAGGCATCCTCGATGGAGGCGGGCAGCAGGTCAACGCCCGGCACACCGGATGAAACGATAAACTCTTCGTGCAGCTCTTCGCGGCTGACATTTTGCAGCATGGCCTGCGCGGCGGTATTGTCCACCGAGCCGATGGCATAGTTGTGGGCGAGGAACATGGTGGCCGATGACTGGGGGTCAAGGTCTATCACCAGAATGCGCAGATCTTCCATCAGCAAATGAGGGTGGGCTCTCAGGCCGTGGGCCAGTGACACCGTGCTGACGGTTTTCGATACCCCGCCTTTTAGGTTGCCCACGTTGATCACAAAACCGCCGTCACGGCGCTCGCGATAGCTGGGCACCTTGCGGTGGCGGTAGATATCAATGATATTCTGAATGGTCATCGCATAGACCCGGGTCGAACCCGCCTGGCGCTTGGCAAACTCATAGCCCGCCTCTTCCATCTCAGACACGGTTTTATCAACAATGGCTTTTGACAGCCTCGGCATCTTGGCCACTGTCGCCTTGGTAAAGGTCTGGTGATATTCCGTGGCATCCAGCTCGGCTTTCTGGCTGTTGATCTGTTCCGTCAGGGCAGACAGCATTCGAAGAGAACGCTCTGCTATTCTGTTGGTCTGCTCATTCGGTGATGACATATCAAAATTCCCTCATACATGCAGCATTTTTGATTTTAATCTATAATGTTGCATGTTAGCGGATAACGATGGATTATGCATAGTTTTTTTCTGTCTGCCCGATATTGAACGCTGTAATTGTGACCCGCTTAGACAAGTGACTAACCTGCTGATTTGTTTAGGTATCACGGTCATCAATGAGATGACAAGGGTGTGAAGACAGAGGTGAGAAGACTGGGCAACGAGCCTGCGTTAAAGCACCGATGTGGCCGGGGAAGATGTCTTTTTGGCCGGACGCGGACGAAAAGGGGTATATGGGATCTTTTTTTTCTTTTAATGGTCACATATTTTTCTTTCATCGTGCCAACCAAGGGAATTCAAGGCCGGGCAGGGGAGCTGAAAGGACGTTTTTTTCTTTGCCATGGTCGAAAAGTCACAGGTTTTTCTTTATCTGGCCTTGCAGTCTGGAAAATTTGTCATAGGATTGAGACTTAGGGTTACAGGGTTTTCTTTTCTGGAGACGATTCATAGAAAAAAGTGTGATCTGTAACGTTACTGCCATCCCGGCCGCAGAAAAAGATGTAACCATTAACAGGAGTGAACAGTGGCAACAAACCAAAATGAACAACAGGTGATCCTGACCGATGACAGCCGTCAATTGCCGGCGCAGTTTTTCAAGAAAAGTCATGATCTGCTGTTCAGCCAGTTGTCACTGAGTCCCCGCGAGCACGATATTATGGCCCTTCTGCTCAGCCGCCTGCATGAAGACCACTGGCAGTCCTTTATTGACGGCACGGCTATCCGCGCCCCGGCCTACCAGTTTAAGTCGGATGTCCTGTGCGACTGGCTCGGCGTGTCAAGCACCAATTTGTATAACACCCTGAGCGGGCCGGCAGAGAAGCTCTCTAACCGACTGATTGGGGTGCGCAACCCCACCACCCGGGAATTTGATTTCATTACCCTGTTTAAGCGGCTGTCCTACAAGGATGCAGTGCTGACCATTATTCCCAACGATGAACTGATGAAAGAGTACCTCGGGGTCGCACAGGGCCACGCGCAGGTTGACCACAGGGTATTCCGCAAACTGAAAAAGGAACACTCCAAACGCCTTTATCCTTTGCTGTCGCGCTTCAAAAACCAGTCACACACCCTGCATCCGCAATCCATTGAGGAGCTTCACGGCTTTTTCGGTCTGCTGAATGAAAAAGGGGAGCTGCTGAAAACCAGCTATGCCAACAATAAGGTGTTTATTGACCGCTGTATCCGGGCGTCGATTGAGGAGATCAGCAAACACGACCCCAACCTTGAGTTTCTGGTCAGCGATGACGGCAGCTTTGGCTACCGGGCGATCCGCCGGGGCCGGAAGATTGCCAAGATTGAATTTCTTTATCACTGGCGCAAACCGGTCAACAAAGAGGAAGCGGCAGAGCGCAGCCAGCTTGGCGATACGCCGTCTCCGGTTGCGATGGCGGAGATGGTTTACGATCTGGTGGCTGGCTTTGAGCCGGGCCAAAGTGGCAACCCGACCGTGGAAGAGCTGAACGGCATGATGATGTACTCGGCGCAGCTGATGGAAAGCGGCCGGGCAATGGACGGGGATTTTATGGTGCGGTTCAGCGCGGCAATGCGCGAGGCTATGGCCGAAACCAAGCCTTCGTGAATCCGGTGCTTTGCGTGATGTCAGGCTTTGCCTTGAGAGAAAGCGGCTGGTTTTACGTGAAAGCAGCAAGTTTTGATACGCGTTGACTGGCTGGGCAAATAAAAAAGTGATATCCAGATAACGCGCCCGTGATGCTTTATCTGAACACCAAACAACTAAGTCAAATGCAAGGTTTTAGCCTCATTAGGGCTTCATGTTTATTTGAGATTACTCGCCAGCTTGGACACTTTGCCGAGCCACACTTCTCTGCTTTCAGGCTTTGAGTTGATAACGGGGCCAAAATACGTCGATGTGCGGTTTTTTATCCCTGTAAAATCCAAGGTGCATTTTTTTAACTGTTTATACACTGCGTTGCCTTTCACGAATTTGTACCAAAAGGGCGGCGTATCAAGGGTAATGATAAGCTCGGACGTTCTACCCTTTAATAGCTTCTCAGGGATGGCTTTGCCCTTGGTATATTTAAAAGCAAAGTTTGGTAAGAATGTTCTGTCGATCAGGCCTTTGAGCTTTGCAGGCACAGTACCCCACCAAACGGGACTGACGATAACGACATGTTCGGCCCACATGATCATCTTTTGAAAGTTCGCGAGGTCAGGCTCCATCTCTGTGTTCTTGTCGTAGCCCGCACTGAGGTTCATTTGAAAATCCAAATCACCGACGTGGATTTGTTCAACCTTGTGATGCTTGGCAGCAACCGTCGCATACTGGTCTGCCATTGATTTACACAGGCTGTCTGATTTCGGGTTACCGTTGATAACTAACACTTTTTTCATGAGGTTTGATTCCCTTTTCATGTTTAAGCGCAGTCTACACTCTCACCTATAGGTCAGAGTCAAGGGCCTGATTACATTTATTTATCGATATTCGATAACTCTCTATGCGGCGTTTCTTTACCTCTAACACTTCAATCTCTTTTTCGACCGACTTTTGTTTCTCAATCAAAAAGTCACTGACCAATTTCCAATCGAAATCCTCATCATCAGCTTTCAGGCGGCTCAAATCTGATAAAGAGATACCTAATGTCTGCGCTTCTTTGATCAACATAATCAGGTTTATGTTTTGTTCGCTGTAGACCCGGTATTTTCCTGCGCGTCTGACATTCAACAAGCCGATAGATTCATACAGCCTTATTGCTCTTTGAGTCGCACCCGTTTGTTCAGAAGCTTCCTTGATATACACGTTCCCATCCCACTATTCATCAGGCATTACAGTATGTTCTGACGCATCAACACTGTGTTTACATCAAGAACAAAAAATAACATGAGTAGCAGTAAATCAACACTGTGGTTGATAATTCAGGCACACAGCACAAACCGCAACCTTGCCTTGGCAACATACAAAGGCGCCAACATAGAACATGGGTTTCACCCTCCTGCCTTAGAGCTAAAAACTCCCCTCTCACTTCCTTTTAATATTTGCCATTGTCTACCTTATGCATTATTACTCTTCAACGTTGCGGTCTTTACCCCTCTGCTAAGAATCATTAAAAGCCTTTGCCTGTATCTTCCTGTTAAAGACAACTCTTATAAAGGTCGAGTGTAAGGCCGGAATAGATTCAGAAGCGAGTGTGGAAGGAATGTAGTCTATGACCAGAGTATTAAAACGAAGCCAACGACGGTTGCTGTCAGCATTCCGCCAATTGTTAAACGAGAAAGAATATTATGACATTAGGGTAGCTGAAATCATCAGCCTGGCTGACGTCGGTAAAACCACTTTTTACCGACACTATGAACGTAAACTCGATCTTTTTATTGAAATGCACCGCGAAATCTTCGACACAATGCTGCAAGAATTGGTTTGTCGCGATGACTGGCTGAGTAAAGAGCCACGGCCTATGTTGATTGCAGTCGCAATGAAAGCTGTTAGCAAAACGGGGGGACGGCGTTCAATCGCGTATAAACTTGGCAGTGATTGGCCCCATGCACAACGTCAATTGAGTGAAAACTTAACCGCGACAATCAATAGACAATTGGGTACAGCGTTTAGCGGCGCCAAATGGACCACAAATCAGGAGCAATTAGCGGGCGCACTCGCTGCATTGTATATGGATTTCTTAATAAGATTAAACAGTGCGGCCAATGAGAAAGCCGCTTTAATCAGTGCGCGCAGCCTGCAGTGTTTCTCTCGGGCAATGGTTTTAGCGGCACTGGAAGAAGCATCAGGTGATGCTGCGTGTCCCACATACTAGCGTCGCACTTTATTGATCCTATAAGGATATTGACCATCTCATGACGTCAACAGTGGCGATAATGAGCGCTGTTATCGAGATAAACGGAACGATTGTTGCCAAATGTTCCTTTCGGAACCTGGTGACGACTTCGTTCCTGTTGGTGATCATCTAAACACCTTACACTGCGGTCGTCTTGTGAAAGCAGCCGGAGTTACTATGAAAATATCACCACAACGTCGTCAGTTTATCAAACAGTCCATTTGTGTTGCTGCTGCCACTGGTGCCGCAGGGTTATCAGCGACAGCAGCAGCAGAAACCCATGGTCGTGGTATCAACATCGACCCAAATAAGCTCAGTATTGGTATTTTCCTCTACCCAAATATGACCATGCTGGATGCTTATGGACCATTACAAGTGCTCGCGGTGAGCAGACAGTTCAATGTTTTCACTTTTGCAAAACACGCCAAGCCACTGCCATCAGATGCACACGTTGATTTGTTACCTCACTATGGCTTTGCTGATTGTCCAAATATCGATGTACTCATCGTGCCTGGTAGTGCTAATCCCATCGAACAGATCAAAGATGTTGAAGTGATCTCGCGATTACGTGAAATTGGTGACAAAGCAAAATATGTCACATCGGTATGCACCGGATCACTGATCCTGGCAGAGACTGGTCTACTGGATGGCTATCAAACTGCAGTTCATTGGGCTTATGCTGATGCGCTGAAAAAATATCCTAAAGTCACTCACGTCAATCAACGTGTTGTAAAAGATCGTAATCGTATTAGCGGCGGGGGAGTGACATCGGGTCTTGATTTTGCGTTTACACTGGTTGCTGAATTTGCAGGCAAAGGGCGAGCGCAGGCCTTGGAACTGTTATTAGAGTACGATCCACAGCCACCATTTAATACCGGTAACCACAACACGACGCCAAAGGCGCTTAAAGCTGCGGTGCAATCTAAAGTGTATGAGATTGGTAAGGGATTATTTTAACTTTCACCTAGTCCCCGATAAGTCATGGGCAGGGAGAACAAAAAACCTCTTTTGCTTAGGCTTTATCTGTAAGCTGTCTCTATAAGGCAGATATTTCGCATATCTGTTTGCAGCAAAGGCTTCTTCAAATGTTATTCAAAAAGAAAAAATGATGATTGTCGATGTGGGGAAGTGGGTAAATCTTTGATTTATCGACTTATCCACACGGTATATAACACTATATGGATCTTTATATGATCTATAAAGATCTATAAAGTATATAAGCCAATATAAAAACTTTAAATTCAATAACTTAATACGATTTAGGTAACGGGTTTTTCTTTTAACTGATCCTTTATTTCTGATAATAGATCATATTTTTCTTTTAGTGGTCACCTATTTTTCTTTTACCTGATCCCTTTTTTCTTTTAACGGTCACTATTTTTTCTTTATAAATATCGAGGCCTATGAATTCTGGCTCCAGAGCAGCGCCAACAGGACGTTTTTTTCTTTCCTTTCCTCTAAAAGTCACAGGTTTTTCTTTATCAGCGTTAATTCGCTGCGAAACACCTCTTGATAAGCCTATTAAGGTTACACATTTTTCTTTAAATAAGCGTCTGTACGGAAAAAAATGTGACTTGTAACAGGAATGCCATACTGGCAGCAGAAAAAGAGGTAACCTTTAGCCATCAATGCAGCGGAACTGGCCGACATAACAAGCCCTGTTAACACTTCAGGCGGGTTATCCTTCTACTCTCATCGTTTTTGTAATGTGACATTGTCACTAACCGTAATGTGCCTTCAAACCTGTAAGTTTAAGTGCTGTTTTACCCTCATTGCATGTATGTTCTCGGTTTTGTTTAGTGCGTTGCCATTTTAAATATATTAATTACATTGATAAAAGTTATAGTGCATTATAACTTATTAGTTAGAGATACATACAAATAAAAACCGCTACAAAGACAAAGTCGCTCGTCAATAAAAAACGGCATCAAAGACGATGGTACCGTGCAGCTGCTTTGACATTAAATACCTTGGCCAAAACTAAATGCCGTAGCCAACGTTAAAGAAGCGCGGTCATTTCCTCTATCAGCCCAGCTTCTTCTATCAGTCTGTTGCACTCAGTGGTTATCAAATCGGCACACATTGCAATGTGCTCGCTTTCTTCATCGTTGATGGCCAGAGCGATGACCTCATCCTTGACCGCCTTGACTGCAGAGTGAATAAGGCGGGCAGTATCACCCACCACTGCGCTTAGCTGTGCAGGTCGAAACCCTGTTTCCCTGGCGAAATCAGCCAGGTGATAGGCGGTGATGGGAGGCTCGAAATTCCCTGCGGTGGCCTCGTTATCTGACGGCCAGTCTCCTATCGACATCGCGAAAACCCGCGGGATACTCAGATCTCGTCCTGCCTTTTCGCCATTTCTCATCGCTCCCTGCCGGGCCAGCGCCTCAATATTGACAAGATCGTAGAACGGCGCCAGTGCGAGACCAGAACGTTTGACAAAGAAGCTGACATTCTTGCCGTGGGCATCGTAGTTGAATATTGCCAGATTGAACGCCATCCAGCGGAGCAATCTCATTCGGGTATCGGCATTGTCTGTCGTCTCGACCTTAAAAAGTTTGGGGAAGGACACGCCGTCTCGGATGTATTTTCCTTCTCCTGCGTCGCCGTGCTGCCTTTCGTATTTGTATTCGGGAGGTAAATCGGTTGCCTGACAGCCATCAATGAGGTGTGAGCGGATAACGATATCCCTGTCTGCTAGGTAACGGCGGTCAAACCGCTCAATGACCAGGGTGCGGGTAGTACCAAAGGTCGCCAGCTCAACCTTGGCGGCCTCAATACCGACTGTGCTGGCAAGGCGCATACAAAAATATTCATTGATGGCGATACAGGGCACTTTTCCGGTTTCAAACTTCATGATGTGGGTCGAGCACAACGCGCCTTCCCCAAACCCCCATTTCCCCTCTCGGTGGAGCAGGTTGAGTTTGTCCTGCACGCCTGCAACGGAAAGCCTTACCTTTCCGTCCCAGAACACCAGCGGGGCGTTGTCACGCTCCAGCCTTTCTACCAGCTCATGGTCAGGCACCTCGCGAAAGCCGGTGGCGGGTACATCACTTTCCGCTGAACGAAACGAGAGCAGGCCCGAGGTTTCCGCGCCAAGTTGTTTGATAAGCGCGTAGGTATTGCCTTTGCTGATCGTGGTATTCGACACCATCTCATCGAAAGCCGCCCCCTCAGGGAACAGGTTGCGAAGAAAGTTATTGATGCTGCGCGATGTCGCGCCGCCTTCAAGCGGCAGGTGAGGGGAGATGGGAAACCCCTTGCGCGCCCATTCCGGGTCATAATCGAGGGTAAAATCATTGGCGGTACCAACAGGCAGGGACAGGGTGCCGACGTTTACCTGCGTACCGGCGATGATGTCCAGCTGATGCCGCTTACTCGAACCAGCCATCTTGTTCCTCCACAGAGTCGGTTGACCGCACAGACCCCTCAGCGTTGAAGGTGTGTGCGAGGGTGAGATGAAGGCCGAGAATATCGAGCAGTTTGATGATGTGAATGAAGGTCACGTTGGCATCGCCACCTTCAATTTTCATAATGGTTTTCTTGGACACGCCAATGCGCGCCGCCAGCTCGTCCTGCTTCCAGCCGCGAGCTGTCCGTCCTGCCCTGATGGCCTTACCCAACAGGGCCATTGAGAAGGAAGCATTGAGATCAGGCATCCTAGATGGCAAGACCGCTTTACCTTTCCCCATAATTAAGTGCCTTATATTTCACTTTAAACATCAAATCCGCTCATTATCCTTATAAAGTCCATTATAGCTCACTTTAAATAAGATTTCTGAATCACAGCATTAAAATATCCACTATAAAGGACTTAAAAGTGCATTTTACGTGTGATCACGGCAGCGATGCTTAAACTATCTTACAGACAAAAAAGGGCATAAGCGCGCAACAAACAGGCATATTCACGTGCAACAAACAGGTATAGCGACGTGCAAAAGGCTAGGGTAATTTCTTCCTTTCGCTGTCATAAACCCATAATTTTCATCACTTTCCGACATCTCTGCCGGTCGCGGTCATGATCTCACTCGCGCCTGACACCGCTTTCATACGTTTTCCTTTCCGGTGCTGATAGGTTGAACGGTGAACAGCGGCAGGAAGCAGATAGGCCTTTTGGCCCGAACATGCCGCGCACTACTAACCCGCTGAGTAAGGAGAAACCGTGGACATACCTGCAGGATGTAACATCGAAGTGGCGCTGGAGCTCGCCGCCCTCAGTGAACAGACCTATCTTCAGCTTGAGGCCTTTCAAAACGGTCAGACCTGGCAAAAACCACAGGGCTATCACATCAAAAAGGTCATGATGGCAGAAGAGCAAGACGGCGAGGTCGAGGTGCCCATCGGATTTATTGCCACAAAAGGGGACAATGTGTACGTCTGCTGGCGGGGTACCCAGACGGCAGAGGAGTGGCTGGACGATCTTAACGTTCCGCAGACCCGCTGCGATTATCTGCCCGGCGATCTCAAGGTGGAGGAAGGATTTTATCAGGTGTACACGGGAACACCGGCGGCCTCACCGCAGCAGGTGGTGCGGGAATACCTCAGCAAAAAAGTGATCACGGGCAAGCTGTACGTCACCGGCCACAGTCTGGGCGCAGCCGTCGCAGTGCTGAATATCATAGATATCGCGGCCAACACGGCGCAGACCCATCCTGTGCTTTATACCTTCGCCGGTCCCCGCGTCGGGTCGCCGGAGTTTGCCGATTATTATAACGCGCAGATTGAGCAGTCTTGGCGGGTGGTCAACAGTCATGAACTGGTGCCAAAAGTTCCACTCAAAGACACCTTTTCCTATGACTACCAGCACGTCAATGAAGAGTTTGATATCACCTTTGGCGAGGTATGGACGCTTGGCGATGATCACGACCTGAGCAACTACATCACGCAGTTGAAAAAGATAAAACAGGCAACAGCAGTCACCCCGGCATAGGCCGTTTTCCCATCTCTTCCACCCCTGCGCCTTCCTTGTGCAAGGCGCGCGCAGCGCCTGTCCGGTCTTATTAGGCAGTTTCAAGCATGTCAGTAGGCCGGGCGGTCCCGCTTGCTTTCCGCCACACCGCGGCCAGACAGTCGTCAGACTAAAGGCCCCTGCGGTGACACCGAATGGCTTTTAAAAAAAACACTCAAAAAAAAAAAAAAGATCTTTTGCCCTGTATGTTGTTTCTTTTTATTTGGGGGAATGTGCGCCAGTTATTAGTCATATCTCACGCCAGTTAGGGTGTAAGTAACTTATTATCACAAGAAAAAAATATGAATCAGGTTTTCATTTCAATCGGGGATCGCAAGAAGAGAAGCCTTACAGAGAGGCGTTTTGCCGTCTGATATGGCGAAGGGGCAGGGGTCTGGGAAACGGGCACGAAAAACGCCGCAGTGAAGCGGCATCAAAAAGGAAGAGGGACTCAGTCCGGCGTGTCGGGCAGGGGCAAATTCAGCAAGGCGCGAATAGCCGTCAGTGACAGCCTGCCTGCGCTGTTTATCTTGTTGCCAAAATGTTCGACAGGCCGCTCAGAAGAGTGCTCAGACAAACGTCTCAGCCGTGCCTGCTCCCGCTGCCGGTTTCGCTTGGCACGCAGGCTGTCATCGGTGCGGCGATAGCTTTCCAGCGACGGCGATCCCTGACGGGAAGACAAACGTTTGTGTTCGACACGCTGACGGGCCTTGTTGCGCTGCACACTGGCCCAGCGGCCAAGACCGAGCAGGTCGAACAGATACATATTGAGACGTTTAATCGAGGCGCTCCCGCGCACGGCGGCAGGCTGTTCTCGGCTCACGGTGCGCTGCTCAACCGACAGGTAAAGGCCGCTGCGTTTGAGGGAGTAGATGGCGTTGTCCACAGTGCGGGGAGGCATGTTGAGAAGCTGGGCGAACAGGCTGTTTTCACAGCGTTTCAGTACCCCGGCGCTGTCACGCACCGCGACCAGATTGGCGGCCAGATCATAATGCAGAATAGCGGTCGCCAGCACTCTGGCCACGTTACAGTAATGATCGGCACGCTGACAGATACGCACCCCGAGACGGCTGCGGTCTGCCATGCTGTCCACCACGCTGCGGGCGGCCTGTAGCAGCACAAAAGGTAACCGGGGACTGACAGTAAAGCCCAGACACGCCGACAGATGGCTGGCATTGTCTTCTGCCATCGCCGCTGCCCAGCGCCGTTGTTCTTCACGGGAATAGGGCTGATAAGCCCTGCGCCGGAGTTGCCCGGCGCCTTGATTGCTCATAGTGTTCGATTTTTACTCAATCGGCTTGCAGCTATCGAACGCAATGCGTAGAATCAGCAGTGACTAGTTTTTGGTGCTTTTTCCATGTCGCCAAACATGGAATTCTAACGGGCATCACGAATGATATTAAACCCCGCTGCCAGGCGGGGTTTTTGCTTTCAGGCCAGGGTTGATAACGTCCTTCCTGCCCGGTTGCCATACCGGATAAAACAGGTCGGGTGTAGTGTCTGTCTCGGCTCCTCTTTGTTCTGTCTGTTTTTTTCCTTTTTTGCTCTGCGAGATTGTCCTGTCAGGCCTGTTCCTGAAAAATTGCCTGTTCATTGAGGTGCTGTGCCAGTACGCTGGCCTGAAGGATCGCCAAATGCAGGCCGGGATCACAGATATCTTCGTTTGCTGCCGAGGCCGCCAGAAAATTCAGCAAACTCGCCAGGTTTTCCAGTGTGCCCCGGGCTGTTCCGTCATCAAAAACCGTTGTCATAAATACCCCTGTCTAACTACTGTATATTTATACAGTAAAAGAAGAGTGATGCCAACATTTCGTGTCTTGGGCCGCCCAGTATTGTGGATATCATCGAGCCTCATAGAGCTGGAGACGCGTGGTGGCAACGCCTCCGGCGGTGATCATGTGGGTTGCCTCGGCAATGATCCACTGCCCGTTGGCCGCCGCTCGATGACCGCTGATCCGCACCCGGGCTTCTGCTGCCAGCGCCGGATTCAGGGGACGTTCAAGAGACAAGTGACGCCGTGCCCGCTGTAACAGGGTCAGCTCACTGCTGGCTGCCTCGGCGGCGTCCTCACCGGAGCGGAAGCCTGTTTTCAGTACCAGTAACGGCTCCCCCTCACCGGCTACTTCCTGTTTCCAGCGTTGACTTTTTTCGTCAAACCAGCGTCCGGCGACCGCGCGGTATTCACTGCGCTCAGCGATCCGCAAGGTGCCCCGGGAGTGGGCCGGATCATCAATCCGGTGTTCGGGCATCGCCTTGCCGCTGGCACTTTGTCCGGTGCCACGAGGAGTCACCAGCAAGCGTCCTGCCACGGGTTTGGCAACGGCGCCCATTTGGGTAGCGAGGCGGGTGAGCAAATTGAGATCAGACTCGCCCTGCTGGTTGATATGCTCAAAATGGCGGTTCGCCAACACAGTGGACACCACAGGGGTGAGCCCGTGAACGGCGGCGATCTGACTGACCAGATCTCCAAAGCGGATATCGGAATAGGTGCGGGAGCGGGGGGATTTGATGGCATCGCGGAAGGGGGCGGCGGTGGCGTGAATGATCAACTGGCGGGTCTCAAGCGGCATTTCAAGCTCTGTCACCTGATAGAGACCTTTATAAGACTGGCGGTCTCCGGTACCCAGCCAGATCTCGAGCTCGGCACCGGTGGCCGGAAACGCAATCTTGTCATCACGGTTATCCAGCGCCAACATCACGGTGTCTGCCGCCAGACCGGCGCGGTCTGTCACCAGTAACTGCTCCAGCCTGTCGCGCAATACCGCCGAAATATCCCGGCCGTTAGCCAGCACTTTGTAATGTGTTTTTGCCATGATTCAGTCCCACAGGTTGATTTGGCTGCTGCTCTCGGCAGGTCCAAGCTCTGGCAGTGACACTGTCACATTAGTAGGTAACACCGGGCCATAGGCAGCGAGGCCGGGATTGTCAGCCAGCACCGCCTCCAGGGCACCGGGACGCGGGCCATAAGCGGCGTGACAAATAGCATCCAGCATATCGCCCGCCAGGGTCAGGTAATCATTGTGTCTGCGGTTCATCTTCGCCGTACTCCTTAATGGTTAAGCTCGCCTTCACTTCCAGTGGGATCCCGTTATCGGTAAAAAACTGGTCGGTGCGCTCAAGTTTCTCTATCACCCATAGCCCCAGATCAGCGCCGCCGGAAGGCGTGCCGCCAATCAGTCGCATAGGGGTGCCTGTGTTGCCCATTTGTTCCAGCTTACTCAGGCGGTCAAGGTCTGTTTTCTGCTCGGGATAGACGCTGATTGACAGCGTCTTGGATGTTAAGTCCGGACCGTTAAACTGCAGGGCCGGACGGCGGTTATCACGATCACGCTTCTCCCAGCGCCAGCCCATCGAGGTGCGAAGCTGCTGGTACTGGGTGCCTTTCACCGTAAACTCAAACTGGCCGAGCGCCATCATCACCGAATTGTATTGCGGCTTATTATCATGAGGCTGCGATTGCGAATTCATACTTCTTCCTTACTGGTCATACAGCACAGCGCGGCCATAGCGGGCCCGCTCTCGTTCACGGCGTTCCAGCTCCTGATGCACCCGTTGGGCGACATCTTCTCCCTGCTCACCGGGTTGCTGCTGAATATGGATTTGATAATTGGAGGAATAAGTCGATGGCCCTGCGGTATTGGCACTGAGCCCGGTTGCGACAGGCTGGATACCCGTTGTGGCGGGGTAGCCGATACCTGACTGCCCGCCTGAAATATCCAATCCAACGGCCATTGGATAGCCCAACTCTTTTTCAGCCATGGCCGGATGAATACTGTTAGCAACCGGATACATTGACTGTGTATTTGCAACCACCGGAGGCTGATTAACGACGGGATAGTCTGCCCCTTTTGAAGCCAACGCTGAATGAACATCGGCGGCAACAGGGTATAGTGACTGTGTGTCGTTAATCACCTGAGGCTGATTAACGACAGGGTAGCCCATCCCGGAATACGTACCTACTGTCTCCAATCCAGCGATTCTCGGATAGTCTGACCCTTTTTCAGCCACAGTTGGATGAATACTGGCAGCGACCGGATACAGTGACTGTGTATTTGCAACCACCGGAGGCTGATTAACGACAGGATAGTCTGCCCCTTTTGAAGCCAACGCTGAATGAACATCGGTGGCAACCGGGTAATAAGACTGCGCATTGGCAGCTGCGTGTTGCCCAACGGCCGGATAAGCCAGATTAGTATGAGCCGCAGTGAAATTCGTCCCATGTTGATCAGTTAACGCTGTAGCGTCGGGAATATAATCAAAAGTGACCGGGTTTACTGACAATGCCTTCGAACTCGCTCCGGACGCTTGTGCAATGGCTGCATGGTCTGCACCCGCATCATTCACCGAAGACTGCACTTGCTCCACTTTCGTTTTCTTGGAAATGTTGACTTCTTTTTCATCATCGCCGCCAAAAAAACTACCGAACCATGATCCCAGAGCACCAAACTTATCAATCAGCACTGTCACAATGGGAATAAGGAGACCGATGGCGCCAATGATCAAACCAATAGGATTGGCACGCATGACGAGATTAAGTGCCCGTTGTGCAAACGTGGCCAGACGTGTGAAAGACAATAATTTACGCATTGACCCGAGCATTGCAGGGATACTGACGCGTAAATATGACAGTGTATATAGGTACTTTAGCTGGGCCCCTCGCCCGGTAACGGTGGCAGCATTGAGGAGCCCCTGTGCCAAAGCCATGCCTCTGGTACGTAATGCAAGTCCGGACAGAAAGCTAGATAGTCGGCCAGCATTGGTGGTTGTCGACCCCATGAGTAAATTGTAACCAAGCTGGACGGCATGGGCTCCGAGCATCGCCGTTTTCAGCGCAGCAAATACCATTACACCACCGAGGAGAAACTGGGTCAGCACGGGGAAACGTTCGGCAAGATCAGCCACCATCATCGCCCCCTGCCCCAAAAGATCAGCAAACAGCATCACCACCGGAGCCAGCGATTCTCCCAACACCACGGCAAGGTTAGTAAAACGTTGCTGCATTAGCATCAAAGATTCATTGGGGCCTTTCAGGTTGTCTCCTGCCATCTTCACGGTCACAGACATACCCTGCTGAAGAGCAGTTTGCATCTTTTCAGTGTTAGCGGCTACATTATCTCCTCCTGATAAGAGCGCCTTGATCACTGACAGGCTGTCATTCGCGGCTGAACTGGATGGACCGCCCATTTTGCTGCCCAGTGCATTAAGAAGTTCTGCCTGTTCGTTTTGTTCGAGGCTATCGCCATATTTACCGCGAAGCTGAGCAATTATCTCAGTTGTTGAAATAGGCCCTTCGCCGCTACTTTCAAGCTTTAAGGCTTCGCCAATGCGGGATGAATTATCAACAAAGGATGCATATTGCTTGCCAGCCGCTTCACCAGAACTGCCACTTTTTTGTAGCTCGCTCAGTATCGCCAGTTGTTCAGCAAAAGGTACATTTGCCTGAGTGGCCGATGCTCCGAGAGCAGAGAGCGCACCATGCATCTTCTCACCATTCGCAGAGAGCATCTGAACACTGGCTGAGATACCTTGACTGAGGTACTCACCAAACTTTATGTCGCGCTCAGCCGCCGATAACTTCTCCCAGCCTCTAACCGTGCTGGTACCGAACTGTTCAAATTGCTGACGATGAGTGTGATACGCTTGGGTAAAAAGCTGTGTCATCTGCTCAGCAGACGTATTGGTCGCACCTGCTGTCAGAGTGGATATACGGGAAAAACCAGCAACCGCTTCGTCCGATAGACCCGCAATACCGTCCTTAATACGGTAACTGGTCTGAAGAAAATCGCTCTGAGAAGTGCCACTCCAAGTATTGGAGAAATCCTTCGCTTCTTGGGTGATAAATTGGATACCTGCATCATCGATGCCGAGGCTTCCTAAGTTACCCTGCACACTGGCAATGAGACCGTACTGGTGATGAAGTTTGACAGCAGCACCTGTGATCCCCTCGATTTGCTCCTTACTCTGACCCATTTGGTTTTTGAGTCGTTCTGTTTTACCTACTTTCGATTTTCCAGAGACTTTCTCGGAGGACGACGAAGAAGAAAGGTCGTCAGACCCGTGGTTTCCAATTTTATCAGCCAGACGATTGAGGGCTTTTTCCAGACTGTCGATAGCCGTTGTGTTTGACCGAAAGATCTCCGGCAGTTTGCTGAGTGAGGCGGTGATGGAGTCGGCCCTCTCCATCATCACCGAAAGATTACTGGGGATATCAGCCATATTCTTTCCTTACAAACAAAAAAAGGCCGGGTGGCCCCTGAGGACTACCCGGCATTGGTTCGCTCTGTCGCGATCTGATGACGTGCCACCGCGATCCGGTGCCAGTCCATCAGTTCCTCGAGCGGCATGGCCCCGGTGACGGCCGGATTGAAACCGGTGAACACCAGAAAAATGTCAGCCTCGGCTTCCATCACATCGGCCGGGACTGAGGTCAGCCCGTGAAAAAACCGACCACCTCGGTTTGCACCGCGACCAGATCAACCGGGTCGAGGGCATCAAATTCGTTGGCTGTCAGGCTGCTGATACGTGGCAACAGCTGGCGGTGGGCATTCACGTCCATCCGCAACAGGGAAAAGATCTCCAGTCCGCGCAGGCTGCCGGTATCTGGTTTGGTGATATCAAGGGTTTTAATGGCTTTTTCGCCACGCTTGAGAGGGAAGCTAAGTTTTACGGTTGCCATGATGGCTCCTCCAAAAAAATGCCCGGCAAGATGCCGGGCAGGAAAATAGGAAATAATAAATTGTTACTTGCTGAGCGCCTCACGGATCGCCAAATTACGATCCTCGCCATCTGGACCAATAAACTCGTTATTGATTTTATCGATTTTAAATAGCGGTTTGTCGTCCAGTTGAAGAGAGAAATACTCCACATCGACAGTGAACTTGGTCATAAACTCCTGACCACCTGCGGCCCACTCACCAAGGTCGAGTTCACGCCAATAGCCAGCAACTTCGATGACACAGCTTTTCACGACACCGTTCTGATCCACAGCACCGCGGAGAATCAGAACCTTGTCCCTTGTCGTTCGGCTGCCAATCAATGACATCAGGCTGTCTGAGCAGTCTGATACATCGAGGTTCATTTCCATTGCCTCAAGGCGGCCGGTATCACGCTTCATGGAGCCGGCAATGCCCGCTCCCTCAACGTCGATTGTTTTCATCACTACTTTCGGTAGGGTCAGCTTGTTGGCCAGTCCCGCGTAAGATTTGTCGTTCATTAAAACGTTAAAGTCCATCAGGACAGAAGGCAGATTACCCGCCATAGTTCACCTCTTTAGCCGAAAATGGCTTCGTTATATGTGTTGTTAACATGCTGTCGGAAGGTCACACGCTCGGCGACATCGTAAAAACCAAGGTCGTAGTCAAAGAACACCTGACCTGTGCCAATGTGGGCAATATTGATCTCTTTCTCTGCCCAGCAGTCACCACCACTGATCACCTGACGCGACATCAGACGGCGGATAAAGGCATTGACTCTGGTCGTCACTGATCCGACATAGTTCTTGGTAATGTTGCGGTCAACCGCATCCTGATGGGCATACATGACACTATCTCCGACGATATAGCGGATACGCTGGTGTGGCAGCTTGACGCCACTGGTCAGGTTGTTACCCCACAGATGCCAGCCACCCTGCTTGTTAACCAAAGTCGTGATATTCTGCGCGTTGAGTTGGTTGGCGACACAGTTCACCGCGCCGTCACCGGAGGACACATAAGGGACATCCACCGCCGTGCCGATAATGCCGGAGATCTTGCGATTTGATGGCGAATGCCAGTAGCCTTCCTCGTTATCGATGCGAACGATATGACCCGCAACAACTGCTGATGCATGGCGTTTTACATTGGCCGCCAAATCAGGGTCAAACACCTCAATCCCGCCATGCAGGTAATAGGCCTCGGCAAACTGTCGGGCACGGCTGACCACCTGGCTGTACGACGCATCGTGATCAGAATCGATAATTGCCATCGCATTCAGGCTTTTAGCCACACGCTCCACTTCTTCGCCCACTCCCTCGAGGTGGCTGAATTCAGGGGCAATGATCAGGCGCGGACGCACACCCAGTTTGCCTTCTGCGTTTTCCAGTGCTTTCAGGCCAGTGATTGTTGCGGTCTCCATATCTAGCTTACCAATCACGTTTGCTTTGGTTATGGTGGCATCACGGCCTTCTTCCACACGCACCACAACCACTGACGCGCCGCCCTGACTGTAGATATCAGTCAACGCTGCTTTGAGGGTGCCTTTCATACCCGCTTTGGCAATTTTCTTTTCAGAGGTGACCAGCACCGGAGTATCAAGCGGGAACGGCTCATCTTCACCGCCGGACAGGTTTTTCGGGTAGGCGTAGTCCATCACACCCTTGCCATCAGCGCTGGCGGTCACCAGCTCTTTTGCTGCGTTATCTGTAGTAAGGGCAGCCGCCACTTCAGATGCCGTAGAGGTAATGACACTTTCAGCATTGGTTGCCAGCGTGACCTTGATTTGACTGCCTTTCACGTCAACCGTCAGTGATTTACCGGCAGCCAGCGGATCAGCAAGCTCCAGGCTGATACTGTTACCACGGGGACCCGTGTTGACGGCAGTAACATCAAGCGCCTTGTCACCGCGCCCCAGTGTCAATGAGGCCGCAATAGCACCCTGTGCATCAGGGGCTGTGGCGACCAGACCAATCACAGACGCTGCAAGCACAGTGATGGGTCGGTTGGCATCGCGCAGTAAGTACTGCTCAACACCGTGGAAATAATTTCCGGACATGCAGGTTTCTCCTTGTCAGGTAATAAAAAACCCGGCCATTGCCGGGGTATAGGGATAAAAAAACCGCCTGTTGGCGGTGAGTTAATTGGTTGGGGTGGTTGGCCAGACAATGTCTATGGGATCGTCAAATGTCTGCGGTAAATCACGTAAGGCTTTACGGTATTCAGAGTACTCAGCTCGCTGCTCCGCACTCAGAGGCACATCTTCTACTTGCGTCCAATCTGTTTCTTTTAGTAATTCATTACGTCTTATTTTGATTTCGTACCAGTCATGGTCAATCAAACCTTCAGGAGTAACCAATAAGTTCTTACCCATTGTATCGCCTCTTTTATGCTTCGATGTCACCTAATCGCCCTTCTATATTTGTGATACGATCATTTATCCGATCGTATCGATTATATAACGCACCATGTTTTTTACCCTCAGGCCAAACTCCCGGTACAACCGATGGCAAAGCGAGAAAAAACTCATCTCCTACTTCGACATCATAAAAGTTAATATCTACGTGCGTATATCTGCCATTGCGACTACTGCTGTTCACGAACCTCTTATGCAACCACTTACCGTTTGTATCACCATCCAACCAGCTAGCACGGCCTTTAGCATTCACTTTAACGTAACGCAAAAATGAAGTAGCCGGGTTGGCTTTCAAGTGTTGGTCCGCAATATATATATCGGCTCCATCACCCTCCATAACGGCTTTATCTAACACAGTAATTTTCAAAATATGAAAAGAACCAGAAAAGTGTAGTGTTTCAGACCCGATATTCATGTAGTCAAGTAACTCTTGAGCTTCAGGATCGCGATCTTCCGGTGTGTCACCAGAAAACACTCGAATTAGTTCAAAATGGCAATGATCCAGTACTCTCTGCTGTATCCCCCACCACATAGGCAACTTATTCACTTGGCCATGGCCTTTAGGTGGTGTATAAGTGCGATAAGAGACCAACTTATCGTTCCGGTTTATAGCTATGTAGCCGAGTTTGGTAGCTGCATTGTTAATCGTGGTTTGAGCATGTTGTTTAATAGCATCAACCTCTCGGTCAATTTCACTAATTTTTCCTGACACTTGCTTGGTAAGAGCATTCGCGCTGCCCACTACCTCTGCCAGTTTCTGTTCAATACTCATTGAAACAAGTTCCTCACTTCAAAATATCTGAGAAAAACACTCAGTAAGTTTATATGTAGAGATAAAAAAACCGCCTGATAAGGCGGTTAGTTAATTGATTGGCGTGGTATCCGGTAGCGGGTAGCGGGCTTTGATTTCAGCAACTTTATCGCGCCACACCTGCTCAGATTCAGGCGTTTTGTCATATTGCCATTCCAGATATATTGGGTCTGATTCAGATTTATATGCTCTATATCTAGCAGCTAACGTTTCTTGAACACTGATTTTATTTCGATCTAATTCGATCTCAGATGAATTATATTTCTTTTCAAATTTACCATTTTTATAAATACATAAATCAATATCTGGAACTGTATCAACTTCAACTCTAGAATATTTTTTAGGAATAGATACAGAGTTAGGGAGGTAAATATTACCTTGGTCATCTACGAAAACAACGGTCATGATACACCTCTAAATTTTGGTAGCAGTAACAATAGCATTAACTTGGAAATAGCGTTTCACGAGCACTTTTATTGTGATTTTATCCATATAATCAACATCATAAACCCCTGAGGAATTACTAATCACTTCATTTCCCTTGGAATCAAAAATCTTGAAGTATGGTACAATATTACTTGCTTCTTCATTAATGACTATTGTGGCGGTGTTCTTTTCTCCAGGCCTAGAAGCATACCGGACATTAATCCTACCACTTGTGCCGTAGTGTGCTCCTCGATGGTATGAATTAATCTTAATCTCGACAACATGACCAGTATAATCAGCGGACCAATGCAATAAGTCCATCCATACATCATCACCATTATCAGATTGCCCAGCGTAAGAGCACACAAAGTGTTGGTAAGTTTTCCCGCTTCCGATATCTATCCCTTTCTGGTTTTTAACCAACACGAGTGAATCAAGATTTCCTTCGTTCAATTTCTGAATGGCGGTTTGGGTATCTTTTTTTGCTTGCTTAATATTCAGGTCAATTTGACCCATTTTCCCCGATACTTCTTCGGTCAGTTCGTTGGCGGAAGAGACTACCTCTGCCAGTTGTTGCTCGATACTCATTAAACCTTCTCCTTCTCCAGATCAATCACACGAAACAACATCTGGGTCTGTCTCGTCATATTGCTGATATTGGCCTCAGCGTTGGCCGATAAGATATATAAGTGCTGCTCGTTAACCCTTACCTGCCTGCTCACTTCTTGGTGCAGGCTGTTTACAACACCTGTTATGCGCAGATGCACTTCCTCATCATCTTCCTTCTGACGCGCGTCGAGTGCCCGGTTTGCATCCTGCTGCTTAATATCGCGCAACATGGCGTTAACCGATGCATGGGTCAGCTCAGCGTAATTTCCCAGCCAGTGGGCGACACTTGGATCGGCACTGGTGCTGACAATGGTCACGCTGTCTGCTGGCAGGGCATCGAGCAATAGGTCGTAGGTCAGCTCAAAGTCGACCGAGGCAGATTTATAAGCCAGTGGCGACGTGGATGACCAGACTGCGAATAATGTGCCATCAGCAAGGTAAAAACCGACCTCGCGGATCCAGAACTCGCGGTCACCGTCAGCCAGCACCGTAAAGTTCAGGGTATGGGGACCAAGACGCTGACTGGTCAGTATCTGATGGCGCGCTTTTTCTGACTTCAGGGCTTTTTCACCCGCGGAAGGGGTGCGGCCGTGGTCGCCAAAAGCGATGTGGGTGATCTCGGCCTTAAGGCCGTTTTGTTGCCCGTTAAACAGCGCAGTCAGGCCCGCGCTGGTGATCAGAGGCTTGAGGGGTGCGCTCATGGTCTCTCCATTGTCATCGAAATATGTAAGTAAGTCCGGGGCCGGGCGCCATTGGCCGCGACCAGACCGCCTGCCATTCTGCCCGGTGCCTGTGTTGCTCTGGCCATATCATGGCGGCATGCATAGCCTTGACTGGCATTGGCGAGAGTGACACCGCCGTCGGTGCGGACACCCACATCGAAGCTAAAGTCAGACTCCGCATTTTTGGCGTTAATCACCGCCACTTTCAGGGCGCGGTACAGATCAGGTGTCAGCAAAGGACCGGAGGCTGGACGGTTGTCGTTGACCCATGTTCTTATATGGAAGGTATAAGGCGCTTTCTGCGGCTGACATTGCCACCACTCTTCCAGCTCGGCATGAAGTCCAAGATCGTCCAGTGCCCGCTCAATGGCCGGTCGGGTACCTTTGATCCGATGCAGATTGAGGCTGTTCGCCACCACCCTGCGCTGGGTCACCTCTGACCATTTATCGTCCCAGTGATCGACAGATAATGCCCAGGCCAGAAAGGGCAGTGCTTCCAGTGGGCAATGCCCGGGGTCCCACAGGGTTTTCAGCGGGATATCGATCTCTGCCAGACGCTCACCAATGGCGGTGTCGAGGCGGTGTTCCCACTCGCTGCTGCTGTCGGGCAATATGCTCATGTCACTATCTCCACCGTGAGGCCTGTGCAATATGGGGCAGCGTGGCGTTCACAGCGGATATCCTTAAATCCTTGTAGCTCGACCTCATCAACGCCCGGCACCTGCAGCGCCCAGTCCACTTTGGAGCGCACCACCTTACCGCCCAGCCGGTGTTGCTCGTCCAGATACTGCTGGCAGCGGGCATACGCCGCCTTGATCACGGCATCCGGCGAGGGCACCGCCGTCAGGGTCAGTCGGGCTTGGATAGCAAAGGTTTTCAGGGTCGCTTGCCTGACATTCAGCTTCACCGTCATAGGGCGGCGCGGATACAGGTATTGTTCGACCGTATTCAGCAGGTCGTCAGATGCTTTGCCATTGTGTTGATGGCTGAGCACCACCAGATCGACGGTACCGGGCGCGGTCGGAAAGTCGTCGCTGTGCGGCCCGAAAGCGCAGGCATCCTTGACGTCACTGTCGCTGGCAAGGGCATGAAAGTGATAGGCACCGTCAGGCCCGGCCACCGAAATACCTTCCGGTGACAATTGCAGACGTGTTCTGAAATCATCATCCGTTTCCTGCTCGCCGGTGTGTGGATTTTTCAACCGGGTGATCGGCCGCTGCTGCTCGTCGCGGTAATAGTTTTCGGCCAGCAGATCCAGCGCATCACCGCGGGCAAACGCCAGTGTCATACCAAGGCACATCTCATTGGCATCCTGTCGCAGCAGGATCTCGCGGTAAGCCGCCGCCAGTGCCACCCGGTAGGCGGGATCGGCAGGGGTCAGGTTGTCCAGCTGGGCTTTATCAGCCAGCGCATCGACGGTGTCGCGGTAGTCGACCGGTTTCACCAGATGTGGCGCGGGCAGTCTGGCAATATTAATGTCTGGCATAGAGTGTCAGTCCTTCAAGATGAATGGGAGCGTCGCCGAAACGCCAGTCGCCGCGAAGGTCGATCAGCACGTTGCCGTCCCCGGATGGCTTGGCGCGCATTTCGCGCAGGATAAAGTCATCAAGACCGTTGGCCGGGCTGGCTACGGCTTCTGCAAGGCGGATATAGCACTGCATTTCAAAACCGGGGTCGATATTGCGGTCAACCAGCTCATGCAGGCGCGAGCCAAAATCCCGCGCCCCGACCAGTGCGCCGAGCGGGGTGTTGATGACGTCATTAAATCGCTGGCGCAGATACGCCAGACCGCCGAGTGTTTTGCCGCTTTGGGCATCGGTTCCTTGTTTCATGGCGATCCTCATTGCAAGTTATCTGCGGGTGTCCCGACAGCCTTGCTGTGGTTATGTTTGTTGTAAATATCACGGTCGGCTGCCATGGAGCGGATCGTGTCTGCGATATCTTTGCTGCCTTTGATGTTGCCTGTGACGTCCAGTTTTCCGTTGATATTCACATCGCCATTAATGGTCAGGCCGCTGTCGGCATTCAACGTGGCGGCGCCTTTAACTGTTGCCGTCAAAGTGCCTTCGACACTTGCAGAGACACTGCCCTGACAGGTCAGTGAAATATCGCCCTGATTGTTGACCGTCAGTGTGCTGTCGCCTCTGTGATGGGAGATCGCAGAGCCGTCACCAAACTGAACCAGCAACAGATCGGGGTCATCACTGGGAGCCGGGAAGTCCTCGCAGTAACTGCCGGGTAACACCTCGCCGAGGCGGATATCACCAGGGGACACCACGGTGACGCCCTCGTCGACCTCAGGCCACCACCAGACAATCGCCCGTCCGGCGCGCAGCGGTTTCACCGGCAGCCAGGGCGAGATCATCGGCGACTCCTCAGTGCCGTAACTGACCCTGAGCCGCTGACCTACCGGGTCGCTGTCACAGACCCGGCCGCGGATCACCATTTCATTCAGGCGACGTTCCAGCTCGTTCAGCCGTCTGATCAGCGTGTCCATGCATCAACTCCGGTCTGGCTGTGACTGCGCAGCACCACGGTCTCCGGCAGAAAATCAGGCGGGCTCGCAAGCATGTCGCCGAAATGAATGTCCTGCTCAAACTCAATGACCACAGACGCCACCTCTGCGCCAGTCTGGTCACTGAACAGGCCGGGCCGCATCGTCAGCCTTTTGATATCCACCGGATGGATGCCGTCCTGTCCCCAGTTCTGGCGGGAATGAATGGTGCCGCAGTCGGTTTCAACCCGTCGGTAGCCGACAATCTGGGCGACCGTTGCGCCAAGATTACTGGCAGACAGCACAGCATCTGGGAGTGAGGCAGACACCAGACAGTGAAGCCGGAAACGGCAGCGCCACGGCAGGCGGCCAGCGGTGTAGGGCTTGCCCGGACTGGCACCGGAAAATTCAATCAGCACCGCCGGCACCTCGATGGCAGGCTCCGGTGAAGAATGGGGGTCAAACAGGGATACGCTGTTGACCATCGGCAGCCGGGCAGTCAGTTCGTCCTTTATCGCCCGGAACAGCGCAGTAAAATCAGTGATGGTTGTCATGATGTTTCTCCTGTGCCGCATCGGGGCGGCGATGGGCCTCTGGCAACACGCCACAGAAAGGCGGCCTGACCGTGACAGGCTTGTATTCAGCGTGATATGGCATGATTTTCCTCATTGGCAGGCCGTCTTTCTGTGGTTAGTTGTTCAGGCAATCCCGGGTGTCTGCCACCCAGTTCAGCAGCGCGGTCTGCGCATCACGGGTGAGTATCACCAGATCCGGATTGTTGGTCTGATACCAGTTCAGGCGCGGCGGTGTCAGGTCGCACAGGGCGACGGACGTTCTCGTCGGCGAGGCGCATCCGGCCAGCAGGCTGACCAAAATGATCGCGCCAGG